GCGACCCTGCGCATTGCGTGTAGCACCGCCCGCGGACCTAATCGCTGGCGTGTCCCATTTTTTGATTGTACGCTTTTTCTGCAATTTCTTCGGCTTGCCGCGCGACTTCGTACGCGGCTGACTCTTTGACCGGCCCCGACTCTGGGATCGGCCTCGGTTCCCGCCCTTCGACGGACGCGAACTTTTCTTCTTCTTTCCAAAGGAAAATCGACTCTTCTTTGTGGGAGCCATTGTCTGCTGATGATTTCTTTAAATCGGTTCCAAGGACGTAGATCCCCGATTCAATATCCGACACGTCATGCTGGGCCCAGCGAACGCTCGGTTTAACAGACTCAGCCTCGCTCTCGAAACCAGTGTGCAGATACTCCAAATCGCACTCACGGTCCCACTGGTGCATACAATCTGCCCACGTAATAACGTCTTCGGCCTTATCGTTCTGCAACTCAGCAGCGTGTGTCTCCACATAGTACTTCGCGTACTGGTCAAACTCGTTAAACAAAACGGGATCCGGCCACGCGTCGCGTCGATACGACAACAAGCGAACCAGTCCAATACGGCGGTCCAACGTATGACTGCCGTATCGAAACTTGCAACGAAACTTCTCGCGATCTGGGGCGCCGCAAACGACACCGCGCGACGCGATAAAGAACTTCGACACGAAGTCCACCATTTCTGCATCTGTTTTCGGATTTTGGAACTGTTCAGGCGTAACCCACGCCAACTTCTTGAACGTGAAACACAGCCGCTTCAACTCAGCAGTGAAATCTGCGTGAGTAAGCCACCAAACAATGGCGGGATTGAAGGCACCAATGCCGTCATCCCCCGCCATACGAGCTGTGAAACCACGTGACATGGCAACAGTCGCGTCCTCCATAGACACACCCTGCTTACGAGCCAAGCCAAGAATGGCAGTAGCAATCACGATCATATGGGCAATAGTGTTGATCGGAGTTGTCATAACATCTCCCGACTTAACACCGTAATCCGTACGGTATACAACACCATCTTCCATGATAACCAATCCATTGGTCATCATGTACGTAAGCTGCTGAAGCGTAGCATACGTAAACGCTGT